GACGCCAGCCCGGAGGCCAAGGACACGGCCGACTTCTGCCACCAGGCGCTCACCCTGGTGCCCTCCTTCGCGGTCAATCTCAGCCACCAGCTCGACGCGATCGCCAAGGGGATCGCCTTCGAGGAGATGTTCTGGGAGCGCCTCTCCCGCGGCCCGCTCGCCGGCGCCTGGGTGCCCGTGAACCTGATCGACCGGCCGATGTGGCGGTTTCTCTTCCGCGATGGCGTGCTCCACGTCCGCCGCCCAAAGAGCGCCGAGCCGGTCGCCGCGCCGGCCGGAAAGTTCCTCGTCATGCGCCACGGGACGAAGGACAACGCCTGGGGCGCGGCCCTACTCGACGAGGTCTACTGGGCGTGGTGGTTGAAGAAGAACGGCCTAAAGTTCTTCGCCGTCTTCCTCGACAAGTGGGCGCAGCCGACGGCCATCGGCAAGTACCGCCACCGCACCGGCGGGCAGGAAGCCGAGAAGATGAACGCGGCCGACCAGAACCAGCTCCTCGGGGCGATCGAGGCGATGCAGTCGGAGTACGGCATCGTCATCCCCGAGGGCATGGCGGTAGAGCTGCTCGAGGCGACCCGCTCCGGCTCGGCCAGCTACGAGCAGTTCATCGGCCTGCTCACCCGCTCCCAGGCGCTCGCCTTCCTCGGAGAGGTCGACACGAGCGGCGCGGCCAAGGGCCCGGGGAGCTTCGCGAAGGCGCAGGTCTCGAACGAGGTCCGGCTCGAGAAGGTGGAGCTCGACGCCCGCGACCTCGCCGCCCACCTGCGCGACAACCTGCTCCGCCCGCTCGTGACCGTGAACTTCGGCCCCGAGGCGCCGGTGCCTCGGGTGCTCATCGACACCATGGCCGGGACCGACCGCGAGCTCCGGCAGAAGGGCATGGCCTCGGTGCTCGAGCTGGGGCTCCCGGTCTCGAAGCGCGAGCTCTACCTCGTCCACCAGGTCAGCGAGCCCGGCCCAGGGGAGGAGACGGTCAGTAAGGAGAAGCCCGCCCCGCCGCCGCCCCCCACGCAGCCGCTGCCCGCGCCGCAGGCCCCGGAGCCAGAGGAAGAGCCGGACGACGACCCGGACGAAGAGCCGGCCGAGGAGCCGGAAGAGGCGCCGGAAGCCGAAGAGGCCGCCGCCTCCTCCGCGCCCGACGTGGCGCTCGCCGCCGAACCGGAGCCCGAGCCTGCCCCGCCCGCCTTCGACCCGGAGCCCGAGCCTGCCCCGCCCGCCTTCGACCCGGAGGAGATCGCCGAGATCGAGGAGGCCGCCGCGGCGCGCGACCGGGAGATCACCGAGCTCGCCGCCTCGCTCGTGGAGCCGTCCGTCGCCCACTACCAGGCGATGCTCGCCGCGCTGGGTGAGGCCTACGGCGAGGGGGCGCACGAGGCCGGGCTGCTGCTCCAGACCGTGGTCGACCGCACCTCGGCCGTGGCGCACGCGGAGGCGATCGAGGCCTCGATCATCCACGGCTGCGGCCTGGCGCTGCGCCAGCTCCAGGAGGAGCTCGGCGAGCGGACGATCCGGTTCGCCGCCCCGCCGCCTGGCGGCGCGACTACCCCGGGCTCCGCGCTCGACTACTGGGCCCGGGTGCTCGGCATCCCGCGCGAGGAGTTCGAGGCGCTGACCGATGGCGCCCGCCGACTGGCCTTCACCGTGGCCGGCGTGGAGGACGCGGCGGTGCTCGCCGACCTGCAGATGCTCGTCGGCCGGGCGATCTCCGAGGGGCTCACCCGCGAGGAGTTCGTGGCGCTGGCCGAGCAGGTCTTCACGTCGAGGGGCCTCACGCCCCTCTCCCGCTGGCACTTGGAGCTGGTCTACGCGAACAACGTCCGCAACGCCGCGAACCTGATGCGCTACCAGCAGCTCGTGCTCAATCCGGCGGCGCGGCGGCTGATGCCGTACCTCACCTGGGTGACGATGGAGGACGACCGAGTCCGCCCCTCCCACGCCGCGATGCACGGCTACATCGCCCCACCCACGGCGGAGATCTGGAAGACCTGGTGGCCGCCGGCGGGGCACAACTGCCGCTGTGTGGTGGAGGGGATCAACGTCGCCAAGGCGCGGCGCATGGGCCTGACCGGCGCCGAGCCGACCGGCCCCTGGCCGCTGGTGGTGGACGAGGCCACGGGCCTGCCGACCCCCGCCTGGCCGGATCCCGGCTTCGCCGGCGCGCCGGAGCTCTTCGGCATCTCGCAGGAGCTCGGCGAGCGCGCCGCCGCCGCCGCGGAGGCCGCGGCCGAGGCGGTGGAGGCCGCCGGGGAGAGCGCCAGCCCCGAACAGCGCGACCTGCTCGACGCCCTGCTCGCCCTCTTCTCCGCCCTGGGCCTCGCCGAGCTCCTCCCGAGAATCGGCAGCCTCCTCGCCCGCATCCGCCGCCTGCTCGGGCGGTAGCTGGAGATGACCGAGCCCCGCATCCTCCGCGCCGACTGCCTGGAGGCGATGCGCGAGCTGGAGCCCTGCTCGGTCGATTCGGTTGTGACCGATCCGCCCTACGGTCTGGGCTTCATGGGCAAGGATTGGGACCACGGGATACCGGGCGTCCACTTCTGGGGGGAGGCGCTCCGGGTCGCAAAGCCGGGGGCGCACCTGCTCGCCTTCGGGGGCACGCGGACCTTCCACCGGCTGGCGGTGGCGATTGAGGACGCGGGCTGGGAGATCCGCGACACGGTGATGTGGGTCTACGGGAGCGGCTTCCCGAAGTCGCTGGACGTATCGAAGGCGATTGATCGGGGGGCGGGCGCGGAGCGGGCGGTGGTTGGGCCGAGCCGGTGGAATGGCGTCAAGGGCAGCAATGCCAAGCAGGCCGGATGCCTCACTCGTCCAGGCGGGAAACACGACGAGACCGCACCCGCCACGCCCGAGGCCGCCCGCTGGCAGGGCTGGGGGACGGCGCTGAAGCCAGCCTGGGAGCCGATCATCGTGGCGCGGAAGCCGCTGGAGGGGACAGTGGCCCAGAACGTCCTGCGCTACGGCACGGGCGGGCTGAACGTGGACGGGTGCCGGGTGGAGAGCGGCGGCACGCACGGCAGCGCACGAAGCGCAGGGCAAGGCGCAGGGTATGAGGCCCACAACAAGCCGGGCAGGAAGTACGGCAACGGGCTGGGCGGCATTGTTTCGAGGCCACACGCACAAGGCCGCTGGCCTGCGAACCTGATCCACGACGGTAGCGAGGAGGTCGTCGGGCTGTTTCCGGCTTCCTTCAGCGGGTCTGGAGAGCGCCGACCTAACGGCTCGCCAAAGGTGAACGCCACCGGCGCGTTCCGCCCGCACCCGTATGCAAGAGATGCCGACAGCGGCAGCGCGGCCCGGTTCTTCTACTGCGCGAAGGCGAGCCGGGCGGATCGGGGAGAGGGCAATCGGCATCCCACGGTGAAGCCAACCGCCCTCATGCGCTACCTCTGCCGCCTCGTCACGCCGCCCGGCGGGCTCGTCCTTGATCCGTTCTGCGGCTCCGGCTCGACCGGCAAGGCTGCCGTTCTGGAGGGCTTCCGCTTCCTCGGGATCGAGCTGGACCCGGAATACGCCGAGATCGCCGAGGCGCGGATCGCTGCGGCCCAGGGGCGCGAGCCGCTGCTGCGGGATGCACCGGAAGAGACCTGGCGCGACGAGGTGGCCCGGCGATTCGCCGAGCCCGTTCCCGATTCGGTATAGGTTCCCCGCCGACCCCGACAGATCCCTACACTCACGCCACCGAAACTCGGTGGCGTGAGCCACAGGACCGCACGCCCCGAACCCGCCCAGCCGCCCACCGGCCCGCGGCTGCAGCTCTTCCTCGGGCCGGAAGTCTCGCTCGGCGGCGAGCTGGTCGAGGGCGCCGCCCCGGCGGCCTTCGAGGCGCCGGTGCTCCGGCCGCAGGACCTCTCCGAGAGCCACGGGATCGAGATCCGCCGCGAGCACCTCGAAGAGATGGCCGCGGCCTACGACCCGGCGGTCGAGGAGGCCACCCTCAACTTCGACCACGCCTGGGAGGGCCCCGCGCACGGCTTCGCCGAGAAGCTCTGGGTGAAGGGCGAGGAGCTCTGGGCGCGGTTCACCCGCCTCTCCGCCGACGCCGTCGAGGCGATCCGCTCCGGCCAGTGGCCGCGCCGCTCCTCGGAGCTGGTGCGCAAGCACCCCGCCACCGGCGGCTGGTACTTCACCGGCTGCGCGCTGCTCGGCGCCGCCCGCCCCGCCATCTGGGGCATGGGGCAGGGGCAGCTCCTCTCCGGCAACCCCGTCGAGGTCGTGGATCTCGGCGCACCGATGACCGCCCCCGACGGGGCAACGCACCAGGAGGCAGACACGATGCCGATCGAGCTGGCCGGCGAGCCGGAGCCCGTGGAGACGCCCGAGCCCGAGACGCTCACCGCACCCGACGACCAGGTCACGAAGCTCCAGGCCGAGCTCGCCGCCGAGCGCGCGAAGAGCCGGCGGCTGGAGGCGCGCGCGCGCGCCGCGAGCGACCTGGAGAAGCTCGGCGCGCGGGTGACCCCCGCCATGCGCCGCGCGGGCCTTCCGGCGCTGCTCGAGGAGCTCGCCGCGGCCGACGCCCCCCAGACCGTCACCCTGAGCGCCGGCGACGGCGCCCCGCGCGAGGCGGCCGTCTACGACGCGCTGCTCTCCGTCCTGCAGGCGATGCCGGACGCGGAGATCCTCTCCAACACCCCGCTCGCCGCCCGGGAGGCCGAGGAGGCCGCCCGCCTCGCCCTCGACAACGGGACCCCCGAGGAGCTCGCCGTTCGTGAGCGCTACGGGATCACGCCGGAGCGCGCCGTGGAGCTGCGGCGCAAGTTCCCCCGCGCCTTCTCCACCAACTGAGGCTGCCAGAAAGGAGACCTGAAAGATGGCCCTCTCCGCGAACAAGATCCGCAAGCACAAGCTCCACGAGCTGGCGATCAACACGGCACCGGTGAACGCCGGTTCCAAGATCTACGTCGGGGCGTACCTGTGCCGGGAGGCCGCCTCCGGGGTGGTCATCCCCGGCGCCGACGCCGCCGGCCTCGTCCCCCTCGGCGTGGTCGTGGAGCCGCTCTTCCCCGACGATCCGGACCTGGCGATCTCCGCCGCCTACGACAACACCAACGGCGCCGACGGCGCCGTGACCGGCAGCTCTGCGGTCCGCTCGGTGAACTACGACCAGCGCGGCGAGTACCTCTTCGCGCTGGACAGCGGGAGCGACACGCCGAAGGTCGGCGGGCTCGCCTTCCTGGCCGACGACGACGAGGTCTCGACGACGAGCACCCACGGCGTGATCGCCGGGGTGTTCACGCGGCCCGGCGAGGGTGGGGGGTGGTACGTGGACATCGGGAAGCGCGGTGTCTGGGTGGGCCTGACCACCGGATCCTCGTCGGCGGCGATCGCCGACCTGGGGGGTTCGATCGGCACGGCCAACGACACCATGACCGCGATCACCGACCCGGCGGACACGCCGGCGGACGCCGACGCCCTGCGCGACGACCTCGTGACCAACACCATCCCGTCGATCGAGAACAACCTCGCCGACCTGCAGGCGAAGGTCAACGCGATCCTCGCCGCGCTGCGCACGGCCAACATCATCGCGACCTAGCGCGCGATCCCCGAGAAAGGAGACCACACCCATGCCCGGCATCGACGCGCTGAAGCGGGAGGTCAAGACCTACCGCGAGGTCGCCTACAACCTGTACGAGCAGCTCGAGGCCGACCCGGCCCAGATCAAGAACCTGCTCGCCATCTCGATCGACAACCGCCAGGCCAAGGAGAACCCGGTCCGGATCCAGGAGGCGATGTTCTTCCCGGAGGTCTACTCCTGGCACGACCAGGTGGTGGCCGGAGCGGACCTCGACAAGATCGACTGGACCGTGCCGCTCAAGGGCTACGACGCCTTCGTGCCCTACAACAAGGTCAACATCGGCCGGCCGTCGAGCGTCCACAAGCTCGACCGCATCGTCCCGCGGCTCCCCGAGGCCTGGATGCGCAAGCAGGTCGCGGAGATCATGAACGTCTTCCGCGTCAACGGCCTGGCCTACGACGGCCAGAACTTCTTCGACACCGACCACACGCACCCGGCGGCCAAGGGCACCTACTCGAACGTCACCACGCCGAACTGGAGCACCACCTCGGCGCCGACGTTCGCGGAGGCCTCGGCCTGCATGGAGGAGGTCCGGGCCCGCTTCGTGACGAACCTCGCGCTCGACGCCGAGGTGATCGACGGCTCGAAGCTCCAGAACTCCATAGTCGTGATCGCGCACAACGCCACCACCTGGGCGATGTTCGAGCAGCTCCGCGTCGCGAACTTCGTCCCCTCCTCGACCGAGCCGAACATCTGGAAGAGCGGCTTCCAGCTCCTGCTCGACAACAAGCCGACCTCCGGCCAGACGGACTACCTCGAGGTCATCCTCGCGCTGCCGAACGGCCCGCGCCCGGCCTTCTTCGTCCTCGACGCCGAGCCGGTGCTCGACGCCTGGGAGACGAACCAGGTCCCGAACGGCTACGTCGCCGTCGGCCTCACCGAGGGGATCTTCGGCGTGAAGGCCGGCTACCCGCAGACCGCCATCCAGGTGCGTCCGACCTGATGCGCTACTCCGTGACGGTCCGCCCGGACGTCGCTCGTGTCGGCAACGGCACACGCCGCCGGGCGGGCCTCACCTTCTCGATGCGCCCGACCTACCTCATGGTGCTCCCGCCCGAGGTGGTGGCCGACCCGTTCCTCGAAGTGGAGGAGCTGCCCGTCTCGGCCATCGCACCGGACCCGGAGCCCGAGCCCGAGACGGCCGAGGCGCTCGGCGAGCCGCTTCCCGACCCGGAGCCAGAACCCGAGCCGCCGGCCGCGCCGCCGCCGCGGCCCGCCCGCGGGAAGCGCACCGCCCGCAAGGCCCGGAGGTGACCCGCGATGGGCACCTGGCTGACCGAGGCCGAGCTCGAAACCCGGTACGGCGCGGCGCGCCTCCTGGCGCTGGCCGACCGTGACGGCAACGGCACCGCCGACACCGGCGTGATCGCGGCCGCGATCGACGAGGCCGAGAGCCGTGTGGCCTCGCGCCTGCGCGTCCGCTACGAGCCGGGCGACCTCCCGACCTCCACGGCCACCGCGAGCGCGGCGCTGAAGCGCGTAGTGGCGCAGCTCGCCTTCTTCTACCTGCACGAGCTCCACGACGTGAAGGGCCAGGACGTCTACGACGCCCGCGACGGCGCCCTCTCCGAGCTCTCCGACATGGTGCGCGGCCACGCCGGGCTCCTGCTCGCCGGCGAGCCCGACGTCGACCAGAGCCGCCCCCAGGTGCTCACCACGAAGACCTCGACCGACGCCCGCTTCACCCTGGAGGCGATGGAGGACTGGTGAGCCCCAGGCTCTCGATCTCCGTCACCGGGGCCGACGAGGCGGCCACCGCGATCCGCGCCGTCAGCGACCGGATCGCGGGGTCGCTGCGCCCGTTCTTCGAGGTGCTCGGCGCCGACTGGGAGGCCGCCTTCCAGGGGCGGATCGACAAGGAGGGCGGGGAGACCCCCTGGCCGCCGATGTCGGCCACCCGCCGGCGGATCCGGGCCCGCTCCCAAACCCCGGGCGATTTCCCGCTGCTGCGCGAGTCGGGCGACCTGCGGGCCTCGATCGTCTCCACGATCACCGACGACGCCCTCGACGTCGGAACGGCGCTCCCCTACGCCGCGCTCCTGCAGTTCGGCGGCACCACCCCGGCGGGATCCATGGTCCCCGGCGCGCGCGTCCCGCCCCGGCCGTTCGTCTACCTGACCAACGAGCAGGTCTACGACGCGGTCGACATGCTCAACGCCTGGGTCTACGACGGCGAGGTCCAGCGTGGCTGACCCGACGATCCACGACGAGTTCCCGTGGTCGGTGGACACGCTGATCGCCGAGGCGGTGCTCAGCACCCTGCGGGCGGACACCAACCTCTCGACCTACTTCGGGTCGGGCATGGGCATTCTGCCGATCGAGTCGGAGATCTTCTTCGACGCCGGGGTGCTCTCCCTGCGCGCCCCGGCGCTTCTGGTCTCCCTCGCCGGGCTCGACGAGGTGCGGATCGGCTCGGCGCAGTACGCCGAGCTCGAGACAGTGGTGGACCTCTGGCTGGTGACCGCCGCCGAGACCTCCACCACCTCGCAGCAGTGGCTCCGCGCCCGGATCGTCAACTACATCAAGGCACTCCTCCAGACCGAGCAAGGCACGCTGCGCGACAGCGACGGCAACCGGATCACCGAGGCGCTCACGCGGTTCCAGCGCACGCTGCTCGCCGGGCGGCTGCGCGGCACGAACCTCGTGCTCACCCAGCTACGCTGCCTCTACCGCTCCGACATCGACCAGAGCACGCGGGAGTTCGAGGACTGACGATGGCCGGAACGATGCAGACCGCGCTCGTCTACTACCCGGGGCACCTCGGCAAGGACCCGGTCACGGAGCTCGACGCGACCCGGCAGATCACCTGGAACCGCAAGGTCAAGCGGGTGCCCGAGCCGGCGGCGACCAGCCTCGTGCGCCACGGCGGCTTCCACCGCGCCCTGCGCCCCGCCGAGGCGGCCGAGGCGTTCGGCGTGCCGCTGGCGACCGTCGGCGATCTCACCACGGCGGGCAAGCTCCGCCGCGCCACCTTCCAGCCGCGCGAGGGCGACCCCGAGGAGGTCGTCGTCCTCGACAAGGCCACGATCGCTGCGCTCCGCGCGGCGCTGACCATAGGAGACTGACCGATGGCAGTCGCAACCGGAAACACCGTCCTCCTCGGCCTGGCGCCCGAGCTGGAGTTCGGCGTCCCCGACGACGGGGCGACGCTGGAGTACCTCAAGCCGATCCTCCCGCTGAACGTCGGGCTCAACCGCACCGTCTCGCCCGGCGGGGAAGTGAACCAGTCCGGCTTCGCCGAGAAGGGGGTGCCCGGGCCGATCGCCGGCGTCTTCGACATCGGCGCGCGGATGAGCTCGGCGACGCTCCTCATGTACCTGGAGCACATCTTCCGCTCCTGCGTGAAGAGCGAGCCCGAGACGAACGTCTTCAAGTACGTCTTCTCGCCGGACGTCGACGGGGTGGACACGAGCTTCGCCGGGGTCTTCGGCCTGCCGCCGATCGACCAGCACTGGATCCACGGGGTGAAGCTCAACCAGATCTCCATGCAGATCGGGAACAACACGGCGATTCCCGTCCGGCTCTCCGGCTACGTGTCGCACGGGACGCGCGTGGGCGCGGCGGTGGCCGACGCGGGTAACACCGGCACCTACCCCTACGCGCCCGTCATCCGCGGCCTGGTGGATCCGGCCATCGCGGCAACGAAGTCGATCTTCGTGAAGATCACCAAGGTCGCCGGAGGGGACTACGAGTTCAAGGTGTCGGTAGCGGATTCCGACGGCACCCCGGCGCCCGCGTACGGCGGCACGGCCATGGACATCGCCAAGGACCCGACGAGCGGGCGCGGAATCTGGCAGAACCTCACCGGCGACGCCGACGAGGACCTCGGCGTCTGGGCGGAAAACCGCGACCCGCTGGAGATCATCTTCCCGGGCGACGCGGCCGACTTCGCCCTGCTCGCGCTCAACGACGCCTGGGAGTTCCCGCTGACGTGGACCCTGCCCACCGCCACCTACCTCGGCGGGCAGCGGTACACGAGCGCCCACCAGATCAACTACGTGCGGGCGATCACCGACCCCGTCTCCTCGTGGTCGGAGTTCCGCACCCTCACCTCGACGATCACGATCCCCTGGCCGCTCACGGTGGACCAGGGCTCCGGCAGCCGGTACGTCTACGGCCTCGACCGGGACGGCCTCTTCGCCCCCACGCTCCAGCTCACCCGCAAGCACACCGACCGGGACTTCGTGAAGTTCATGGAGCACCACGACCAGTTCGAGATGGAGACCCACTTCCTCGGCCAGCAGCTCGAGGGGGGCCCGAACCGCGAGTCGATCGTCTTCAAGTGGGGGCAGGTCTCCGTCGCCAACCTCACCCGCCCGGCGCAGAACGACCGCGCGATCACGGAGACGATCACGCTCCGGGGCGAGACGAACGACTCGGGCGACGCCCCGCTCACCGTGGAGGTCATCAGCGACCGCGATTGGACTCCGGCCACGCCGCAGGCGTAGCCGCCGGATCGGGGCGCCTGTGAGCTGACCGCCCCACCCCACACGCTGCACCGCGGCCCGGCCAGGCGGGCCGCCCTTCACACGGGGGAGACGTGGCCGACGAGCGGCAGGTCAAGGCGACACTCGAGGTCAGCCGCACCGGCGAGACCCAGGCCTTCGCCCAGACGGCGGAGGAGATCCGTGGCGTCGCCAAGGCCGCCGGCGAAGCGACCCCGCAGCTCGAGACGCTCGCCGACACCACCGAGCAGGCGGCCCGCCAGGTGCTCGCCCACGGTCAGTCCTATGCGGCCTCGGCCGACAAGGGCAAGGGGTTCTTCGATGTCACGATCGACGTGACGAAGGCCCTGAACGACAAGCTCCGGGTCATCGGCAACGTCGTCAAGGCGGTCGGCGGCATGTGGGCCGCCTGGGAGATCGGCTACGAGGTCGGCACGAGGATCCGCCAGG